CGGCCCTCGTTGCCGTGCCATACAGATTATAGGCCGCCACCAGGGCGGGCATGGTGGTGGGCAGCTCGACCTTGCGCACGCTGGGCAGTTGGCCGCCGCGCGTGGTCAGGTCAACGGCCACAGCCCGGCGCAATTCTGCCAAACTGCCGTACACGGGGTCGCTGACAACGGGCGCTACGGCATCAATGCCCGCCAGCGTGGTATCCCGCTCCGCCAGCGCGTCGTCAGACGTCACAAAATCCTTGTAGGCTGAGGCGGCGGCCAGCTCCGTGACAGCAATGCCCGCCATAGTGTTGCGCAGGGCGATGGTTGACGGCGTATCAATGACCGGGTTTGTGGTGAGCAGTTCGTCAATGGGTTCCACGCCTCGTGATGGTGTCGACGTAAATGAGTATGAGGTGTCCGCATCCGTTGCCTCACCAGTGGTGCCCATCAGCCCGCCGAAGAGGTCGGTCAACGCACCAAACAGCGCGGAGGGGCTTGCAGTGAGCGACATGGCATAGCCAAGCCCCTCGGCCATGAGCGCCTGGGGCAGGCCGATATACTCCATAACCAGGGCTGCACCCGTTTGCAGGGTTTCGGCCACTGCCGCCAACTCTCGCGCGGCAGGGCCAAACTTTGCCAAAAATTCTTTTTTGAGCGCCTCGCGCACGCTGGCTGCGGCCTTGTTGGTGCCATAGGCCGTATCTGCAGTGGCCGCTGGTTGCTCAAGGCTGCCAGCCTCGCAAAACGTAATATCGACCTGCAGCAGACCGCCGCTCTCCATACTCTCGCGCATGGAGTAACGGTCGACGCAAACCTTGATTTCGCCATGCCAGGGATGAATGAGTGTGCCCGGCCCGTAGGATTCCAGCGCCTTGAGCAGCTCTTTGCGAGCGTCAAAATAACTGTAGTTGCGGCCCTGAACCACAAAGGCCTTGACGCTGTACTCCCGCGCCTTGCGGCCCATGTCCTCGGTGTACGGCACATCGCGTAGCGGGTACTCGTGTTTGACCAGGCGGCGGCCACCTGAGGCGTCAACGTCGTCAACCTCAAATTTAGCACCCCGGAAACTGGCCTGGCGCAAATTGTTGAAAAATGTGCGGGTAAACATTAGTATCCCATCAGTGCTTCGTTTATTGCTTTTGAGTAACTATCGCCGCTATATACGGTCGCGGTCCCCCTACTTAATGTTGCCTGCGCACCGCCTTGCACCTTGACATCTACAGCAACTCCGTTAGCCGTGGCCGCTGCCAGTTGCTGAGCTGCGGACTGCATAGTTTCTGCTGCCTGCTGCATGGTCTGGGCTGCGGGGTTGTTTTTGTCGCCGCCGAGTCCCATCCAGCCCTTTACGGCGTCCGTTAAACTCTGCGTCAGCTTGGATCCGGCAATGCCGCCGATAACGCCGCCAAGTGCACCGCCGATGGCCGTACCGAGGCCAGGTGCGATCACAGTGCCGATAGAGGCACCTATTTTTGCACCCAGAGCGCCGCCCGCCCAACCGCCTGCCGTCTGTCCGGCAACATCAACTACGGCACCGGCCTTATCACCGATGCTGGTTTCATCATCCAACAGGATTCTCCCACCTTCCACTGCCGCATCCATAGCGTAGCCCATTCCCCCAAGGCGACCAGCTCGCTGAGCATTCCGTGCGCGGCGGGCAGCAGGGGACATGCCCCTACCTTTTGCCGCACCACCATTGGATAGGCCCATGCCTGTATCCTTACCCATCATGGCGTCACGGGTGAGGGACATCTGCTTATTAACCACGTACACCGGCAACGGGAGTTTAAGACCCAATCCTGCGGAGAGTGATGTCCCGGTCTTTGACGTCCCAGCAGTTCCGTTGCCCCAACCTCGCATGGTGTTGCGTATCGCAATGCCACCCTGCACGAGTTTGTATGCAGCGATTACGCCCCCCATTGCCAGGGCTGTTTTACCTGCCGTATTGAGCACCTGCTCCAACTTGCCGGGTTCAATTTTATCCAAGGCATCTGTAACTTTTTCGATAGGGCCTACGAGATTTGTGTCTGCAAATTTTGTCCAAGTTGTCTGCAAGCTTTGCCATGCAGCATTGGCTGTTTTGGCCGCACGGGCAGAATCGTTTTGGACGGTCGTGCCATCACCCGTAATACGCATCAGCTCATTGAGCGTGTCTGCTGATCCGGTACGCTTAAGTTCGCCAAGGACGGCGTTAAATGCACGGATGGCCTCAGCGTCAAAGACATCAGACAGGTTGGTGGCCTTATTTTTAGCGGCCCGCAGTATTTCAACCATCAGCTCATTGACAGCACGCAGATTGCCCTGTTTATCAAAGAGATTGATGCCCTGCTTTTTTAAAAAAGCGACTTTTTTCTTATCCGAAAAAGTGCGGAGCATGGCCTCCCAGGCCGTGGCTGCCTGCTCGCTCGACCCAGTACCCATGCGGATGAGCTGCAACACAGCCCCCATCTCACGCATGGCCTGTGGCCCGCTACGTCCCAGCGCCGTATAGGCTGTAACCACGCGTGGCCCTAAGGAGGCAAGATCCTTGAGCGTAAAGGCTCCGGCCTTGCCCTGGGCAATGAGTGTATCAACAGAGGCCAACGCCTCCTTGCTGCTCATGCCCTGCTTTTGGAACTCCGCAAAGATATCACCAATTGCTCCTCCCTCTGCCCCGGATGCCTGGATTGCCAGCCCGATATTGCGGATATTGGCCTCCGCAAATTTTAGATCCCCGGTTTTTTCCATGATTGACTCAATTGCAGTCAATATTTGTGACGGGTCGGCGCGGATGTCAGGGGAGTTGGCAACGTCGAGTATTCGCTCGTGCAGCCCCCTGACCGCCTCGTCCGATGCATCTGCCGTTATGGCTAGACGCACCAGACGTTCTTGCAGGTTGGCACTGCCACGCACCGCCATCACCACTCCAGCACCTCCCAAAATAGCGGTATAACGATTGCCCAGAGCATCCATGTCACGGCCTGCGGCATTAGCAGCGCTGGACAAACCCCGCAGTGCTGCATGCCCACGGCTGGCCATGCCAGACAGCGCCTGCGAGTATTGGCGGGCGCGGTTTTGTAGATTGCCTGCAAGGTCGATGATGAGCGATGTTTTCATTGGGCAGCGATCCTGATAATGCGGAGCAGGTTACAAAGGCGGGGCGCGGGCATATCCAGCGCCACTGTCAGGGGAATGTTAGCCCGGCTGGCCAGCCGCACTGCCAGCGTCAGCAGGTGCGGCAGAACCAGCATCAGGTCGCCCCCGTTTGCCCATAGCTTCCACGGCTTTTTCCACGTGCGCGTCAAGGATGCCCACGCCCATCTGCAGCGCACGCAGGTCAGTGACGGTCAGGCGCGCCATATCCTCCGGTTCCAGCGGGCCATCGAATTTGCCGCCGTTATCATCCTTCAGCCGGGCGACCTGACGACGCAGCATCTCTCGCCCCATGCGGGCCGGGCTGGATACGAGAGCGAGATCCCCGGTTGGCGTGGCAACGAGACGCTCTGAAGCCTCGCTGGCGTCCTGCACATCGCCAGCGGTGAGCTGGCGCAGCACTACGGTTTTGTACGTTACGGAACCGAGGGTGAGACCGTCCTTCAGGTCGATAGGCAACATGGTGCCGTCCAGCAGCGTGGCGGAATCCTGGTATGCGGGATCAGTAATGGTATTGAACATAATGCCTCCTGTGACCTCTTACAGCCGTTCGCATGCTTCTGCGGACATTTTGACGCCGATGGTGCCATTTTCCGAGTCCAGCGCCTCTTGGCTGGTAACAAAGGCGGCGCGCAGCACATACCTGTCACCGGTGTCACTTTCAAAAATGACGGTGGCGTCCTTGATGGCATTGATGGCAGTGAGATCCGTATCTTTAGTGTGGTAGACCGAGGCCTCCAATTCCGGGGCTTTGGTTTTTTCGTTATAGCCGTGAACCTTGCCGCCGCCCACCTTCGCCTCGCGTTCCACACCACCGGGGTGGAGTTTGCAGCCATCGGTAGTGCGCCACTGGTTGCCGTCAACCTTGATTATTGCCTTGCCAGTAATCTGGGGCATGTTGTCCTCCTCCTACAATACAAATCGGGTAAGCATCGCGAAGATGCGGAACTGGTTGACCAGGTCGGGAGCAGCCAGCACGTCCAGGCGGTTGCGGTCATCCGCGTTGCGCTCGACGATCAGGCCTTCCTTGAACGCGTCCGCATTTTCGACCAGCCCCTTCTGCTCCAGCTCGCGGAACAGGGCCAGCAGCTCGGCGCGGATGACCAAGGGCGTAACAATGGCTTGGCCATCACCGTACTGGGTGCCGTCGTCTGCCAGTTTGTGGCGCGGGAATTTTTGCGTGATGCGGGCATTGACCGCGTAGCGCCAGTAACCCAGCGTGGCCACGGTCTGCACGTC